CATTCCGGGGGTTCTCCCCCATGTCTACTCAGTCCAGCGTCTTCCGGACCCACAGGTACCGATTGGTACCCCAATCCTCCCCGATCAGCCTGCGGGTGGCGTTCGGCTCCTTGGACGGGAGGAAGCCTACACGCACGAGGTTCCTGAGACTCTGGAGGTTCTCGATGAAGACGTAACTGACGACCGCGGTGTGACCCTCGGACTTGGCCCATGTCACTCGGCGGGAGATCAACTGGCTCTGGATGCCCTTAGACCTCCACTTGCCCTTGACCACACAGGAGGACAGCAGCACCGTCTTACCCCCTTCAACGAGGCAAGCGGACGCGAGGCCCACCAGAGTCTCCCCGTCGAACGCCCCCCACCACTCATGGCCCCCGCCAATGGGCTCAAGGGCGTATGTGAGGCGGTTGAACTTCTCGATGTGCTTGGAGTCCTGGAGATCCTCCAATGGCCTCATCTTGCGGTAAACGATCCGATTGATCCCAGCGTCCACGTTTGACCCACTTCGGCCCATACTGGTTCCTTTGTTTCACGACCAAGACGACGCATGAGGTCGTCGTTCTCTTTGTCTTTGGCTCTGCGAGAGGCTTCTCGGGATGCCTTCTCAGCATCCACTGACACCGCTTGCATCCATTCACGCACCGCTCCTGCGACCGCTTCGAGCCGGTCATCGTGCATCAAGCACCCCGCCACGGAGGTAAGGCGGGTCATCTGGTAGAACAGTCGATACCTCTCCCGCATCTCTGGCGGGAGGTCCATCGTGGACTCATAGTCCTTGCGGATCAGATGCTCGGAGACGACCAGGCGATGCCCAGCGATCACCGGCTCCAAGATCCCAAGGATTCGCTTCTCCTTGACACCCTTGGACCACTCGGAGTCTTCCACGACACACGGGTGGATCGAGGCCATCACGGGGGCTAACAGGGAGCGGAACATCGAGCCGCCGTAGTTGGGCTCGATGACGACCCGGTTAACCCCATGAGCCTTCGCTGACTCCGCGATCTTCCGCAGATGGGACTCACCCATCTCACGGATAGACCCGACATCTCTGAGGTACAGCATCCCGTTCAGGGCACTGACCACCGCATACGCCGTCTCATCCCGCCCGCGGCCACCCGCAGGGTCGATGTACATGAGCGTCCCGGTGAACTCATCGAACGCCGTCTTGTCCCCGTCAGGCAGGAACCCACGGTGGAAGTTGTCACCACGGAACCCCACCGAATGCTCGGTGTTGATGGCGGCGGTTTCCAGAGAGGTCCATGCGATGCGACGGGGGGCGAAGCGGGTGTCTAGCGGGTAGACGATCAGGTCACTGAGTCTCAGGGGGTACTGGCCCACATCCGACAAGGAGGGGTCCAGTAGGAACTGAAGACTGAAGGTGATCCGGCCCAGCGACAGACGCCGCTTAGCGAGGTCATCGTCAGGGAACCGGCCTGGCTCCGTTGAGCGGCCCGCTAGCGTGGGGTCACGCTGGAGATCAGATACCAGCGTGGGGGCGAGGCGGTGACCATACACCGCCAGCAGCCGCGTATCGGGGTAGATCGCGGGCCAGAGACGCAACTCGAAGCCGCGTCCCTGATCGCCCTCGATGTCGTTGTAGATGGAGTCCTCGGACTGAGGAGTCCCCAGAAACAGGATGCGACCCTGGGGCTTCAGGATCGAGTCGAACTCCTTGACACGCTCAGCCAACTTCTCACGCTGGGTCTGAGTCTCGGAGTTGTTGGGGATCTCAACGTCGTCAGCGATGACGAAGTCGGCACGGTTGCCCGTCATGGCACCACCGACGCCGATAGACACCACTGACGGCGTCTGCTTGGCACTGGCGGGGCCAACGTCGAAGGCGTCCGCTCGTTGCCGCTGACCGGGTCTAGGCCGCAGATGGCCGAACTCTGGGATCTCGTTCAGCAGCCTTAGGACGAACGAGGTGAAGAAGTCCGCTCGCTGCTTGGCGGCGGAGATCACCAGGATGTTCGACTCTGGGTTGTTGTGGATGAACCAGATGGCCGCGGCAGCGGTGATCCAGGACTTACCCGCACCACGGAACGCCTGCACCATCGCCCGGTCTGGGGCGTTCTGGATGTATTGGGCGATGTCGTACTGGAGCGGGGTGGGGGCCGGGAGGTTCAGGTGACGCCAGATGACGTAGACGACGTTGCGGAGGTCCGCGAACGGGTCCGTCATCCAGTCTCACCCGGCTTGAAGGGGAGAGCGTCGGCTAGACGGAGTAGATTGCCGCTGGCCTTCGGTGACACCACGATGCCGTTCTGAGCGAGCAACTTGCGGGCCACCTCCATGTCCTTGTCTGAGGCTTCGTTGTTCTTGATTCTGGTGAGGAGATTCTGAACCATCTCGGTGTGGAGTTCACCAAGCAGTTCATTCAGGTCACTGGGTTCACTACGATCACTGTCCACGGAAGATGGCTCCGATCAGAGCGGACGCACCGGGGCCGATGACGGCGGCGATGGCCGCAGCAGCCCCCATCATCTTCCACTGGAGTTGTTCCAGGGCGGTGATGCGGGCGTCGTGGTCCTTGTGGTTGTCGTCCTGTCGAGCAACGTGGCTCTGGAGGGCGGCGAACAGCCCGTCCATCTTGCCGTCGATGCGACCGAACGACTCGAACAACTTGTTGAGAGCATCATTGTCAGGCATGGGGTTACTCAAACTTGAAGATTCTGAAGCGAACACAGGGGTACACACGGTTGCCACAGCGGACGGGGTTGGTCCCCGACAGGACTCGGACATCGAGGGACAACTTGCCGTAGCCGTTGACCGCACCACCGGCCTTGGTCTTGGGCACTTCGAGGAAGGCGGTGGCGACGGGCGAGGCGGAGGCACCGATGGTGTTGTCGGTGGTGGCGAAGTTACCGCCACGGGTGATGCCATCGTTGGTGATGTTGTCGGGAACGCTGTCCCGGCGAATCGCACCAACCGCCGTATCCTCGATTGGCTCGAAGTACAGCGAGGACTGGACAGCCATGTTCTGATCGCTGTTGACGAACAGAGTGGGCTCAGCCTCAACGTAGTACTTGCCGGGGGAGAGGCGGAGGAAGTCGCCGGATCGCGTGAGCCAAGCGGGTGTAGCGGGGCTGGTGACGAACGATGAGGCATTGGTCGAACTCTGGGCGTTGACCCACGCCTGGGCCGTTGAGGTCAGGCTCAGGGCTGACTGCGAACCGTTGGGGTAGATCTCAGCGAGGACGAAGCCAACGGGCTTCTGGACGTTCGTCAGCAGTTCACCGCTGATCGCGGGGAGAGCGGGGACGCTGGCTCCGCTGACGATCTCAGGCACCTGACCAGCAGCGACACCGATGTTGCGGAAGGCCGCGGTGCCGTAGCCGAGCAACTGCCGGATCTCAGAGGGGACCGCGAGGTAGTAGTTGGTCCCGCTCGGGTTGCTCAGGATGAACTGAGACGGACGGCCCTCGGGGTTGGGGAGTTGCCACTGATCCAGACCCATGACGCGGCGTGCCTCAGAGGGGGGCACCAGCACGTAGCCGGGGTCGTTGTCATCGGTGATGAGGAACAGGTTGCCCGCGACGGGGGCCGGGACAGAACCAGCACCAACACCGAGGAGCGTGGCGACTTGGGCGGCGGTCTTCTGTTCCCAGCCGGAGACGTTGGACACCAGGAAGCGGTCAGCCGCCGCTGGCGTGGGTAGACCGGAGCCAGTGCCGTCTAGCCGCGTCTCGAACTCCTGAAGGGCAAAGATGGTCTGCTGGAAGCCGCGGTTGAGATCATCACCAAGGAAGGCAGAGCCATCGGTGAAGTCGTTGACCGTGTCGGCAATGTCGGTGACTCGCTGAATGGTGACAGCAAGCCCGTTGCCGGGGGCGGGGGTGATGTTGACGTACTCACCGGCCAAGGTGAACGACACCGGAGTTCCGGCCACACGGACATCGAGATCGGTCTTGCGGAGGAAGGGGAAGCCAACCGCGAACGCGGTGGCTGATCCATTCCCGAATAGGGTGGTGAGCATAAGACCGGCCTCCTCCTTTCGGAGAAGGCTGGTGGGTTACTGGTTGATGATCTCGCGGATCGCAAGGACACGACTGTCGCCACGACGCTGAGCCTCACGCCCCGAGCGGATCGCCTGAGCGACCTCGGGGAACTCCGTGAGAATCTGACGCTTGGCTGCCTCGCGGTACCGCCTGATGACTCGGTTCAGGAGTTGGACCCGGAGGTTGTCACGCTCACCCGCCCGCTGGGGAGGGGCGATTCGCTGGTACCTCTCGGAGCCGATCAGGTCATCGAGTGCGGCGTGGACATCCCGACCCTGAAGGGTGATGGTCCCCGACAGTTCCAGGAGCCGGTCATAGGCTTCACGCCCGTTAGCCCGCACCAGCGTGAGATCAACGCCGTTCATCCTACGATCAGGCGGGGAGAAGCCGAACGCCATCGAAGCGATCTCCTCACGGACACGGTCTGTACCGCGGCGTGAGAAGGCCATCGGGGAGGCGATGCGGCTGATCTTGTTACCAAGACCCGGCTGAGTGGTGTCGGTGAACGGGATGAACCCAGGGGTGGGGGTGATGACTTCACCAAGGATGTCTCGCCGCGGGGAGAGATCATCCGACATGCCGGGGATTCGACGCTTGATGCCGTCGAGGTAGCCCCGGAGTTCCTTGATCTCCTCATCGTTGGAGGTGGTGAGCCTACCGAAGAAGTTGGGGATCAGGTTGGCGAGGCGGCTCTGAACGGCCCGCTTGCCGAACTGATCGGGCTGCATGACGGCCCTCAGCGTCTCGTTCAGCCCCGCGAGGTAGGTCTTGTTGGAGATGTTGTTGGAGATCGCAGAGGCGATCTTGGTGCCGATGTCATCGCGTTCGACATCGGACAGGTAGCCGCCGATCTCAACGTAGTCGGCAACGATGCCGAAGACGGAGGAGAACGGGTCGAAGCGGCGGTACTCGATGTAGTCGCGGGTGCCGTCCGCGTTGTGGTAGACGAAGGAGTAAGGCTTCCAACCAGTCTCCTGTAGGCGGCGGCGTTCCTCAAGGTTCGAGGGACCACCGCCCGTGAGTTGGCCGCTGACGGCGAGGTACGCCGTAGTGCCTGCGATGGCCGAGCCGAGCAACTGTTCGCCTCGGGCTCGGAGGACTTCATCGCGGGTCATGGGGGCGTACTTCCGCTGAAGGGCGTACTGGACCTGACCCACACCGGGCAGCATTCGAGCCGCTGACCGGAGCAAGTTGGTCGGAGCCTTCACGAACGGGAGGATCAGATCAAGCCACGGATGCTTGTTCTTGGCCTCCATGAGCGTGTTGCCCAGCCCGTAGAACAGGTCTTGGCTGAAGTTGACGCCCTGAGAGTAACGAACGGCGTCCAGATGCTTGAAGGTGCCGGTGAGTGGGCTGGTCGTGGCTCCGCCGATGGAGTCATAGGACGACTGGATGAAGTCCTCCATGAACTTCGCAGCCGCGGCTGGACGCTGGGCAGCAGGGATGGAACCATTGGCCCATATCTGGGTGTCAGCGGCCTCTAGCCCCTTCATGCGTACATAGGACAGGTAGTTGACCTGTGACCAGAACTCTTCCGCTCCCTGGTTCACGCGGAACGGCAGGCGGATGATCCCGCCAGCGGTGTTGATGGCCTTGCCGATGCGTGAGTCGGGAGCAGCCCCGAACGTCTCAGCACGGATCGCCTTCTTGAACTCAACACCAGTGGCGTTGGAGAAGACAGGGGCTTCACTCTTGACCGTGTCCACGATGGACCGGAGTCCACGGGGACCGGCTCCGGTAGTCGGATCGACACCGGAGATGTACGAGTACTTGACCATGTCCTGCATCGCACCGACGAAGGTGGTCATCAGGCGAAACGAGTTCTTGACCTCAGCGGCGTCAAGGGACACCGCTGCACCCGCTAGGCGTGCGAAGGGTTGGAAGATGGAGGTGATGGCACCTGACGAGATGTTGACCGCGAGGGTCGGAACACCCGACAGGAGGGATGCCTTGGAGTACTCGATGAAGGCGTCGAACAGGTTGGGGGTGTCCGAGTCGTAAGCCTTGCGGATCTGAGGAACCAGACCACCCGCCTTCTCCGCGGCAATGACTTCCTCAGCCATCCGCTTGATCTTGGTTCGATCAGGCTTAGGTGTGGGACCATTGACGGGGGTGGAGGGAGTGAGCGTGGGGCGAACCGCACCGTTCGACGGGGCCGCAGCAGGGGCCGTAGGCGTGGCTGTAGAGGCCGCTGTAGGGGCCGCTGGAGGCGTGCTGGGGCTAGGGGCGGCTGACGGTGCCCCTGGAGCCGTGGACGCAGCAGACGGCTTCGTAGCCGCAGCAGCGGGCTTCGTAGACGCCGCTGGCTTGGCTCCGCTGACCTTGGACGGCACCGGGGCCGTGGGACCACCACCCGTCTTGTTGGGAGCGATCCGCTCCAAGACCGGGAGGATCTCTGCTTGAGCCTCCTCGATCACACCCGAGAAGGAGGTTGCCTCGATGTTGCCCGAGGCAAGAGCCTGGGCGACGGAGGTCTGGACCTTCCGGAGCGTGATGTCGGTGGTGATGAACTTCTCATGGAGGCGGATGAAGTCAAGGGCGACCTCATCCTCAAGGTCTTCGATAGCGGTGGCTGACACCCGTTGAGCGGCGTCAACCAGACTCTCGGCAACCGTGTTGCGGATGATGCGGCTAGCCACCATCGAGGGGGCCAACTTGTCGAACAGGTCCATGTTGCTCATGGCCCGCAGGATGGGGAGATCGAGTCCCTCCTCGCGGACCATGCGTGAGGCGGCTTCGAGCGTGGCCTCACGGCTCATCACGGGACGAGCCTTGTTGTACGACTCCCGGACCAGGGGTCCAAGAATCTCGAACA